CCGGAAATGGCAATGTAGTGGTGAACTGTAAGGTTGCCACCGTGAAGGCAGACACCAGTGTGACGCTTGACACGCCCCAAGTTCACGCCACTGGCAACATGCAGGTGGACGGCAACCTGGGCGTTACCGGGGTGATGGCTGTGCAGGGAACTGGCGCGAACGGCGGCGCGGTATCCACGTTCGCGGGCACCATCAAGGTGACTGGCGGCGATGTGCAGGCCGACAACATCAGCCTGAAGGGTCACCATCACGTCGAACATGATGGCCCGAACACCAGTTCTGCGCAGCCGTAACGGGAAATCCCACGGGAGGAACGAAGGTGCCGTGCCGCCGAGAATGGCGGCATGAAAGGCACCAACGCATCCACCGGCAAATGGCTGGGTGACATGGATCACCTGCGCCAGTCGATTACCGACATCATCACGACGCCGCTGGGCAGTCGTGTGATGCGACGCGACTACGGCAGCCGACTGTTCGAACTGGTGGACGCACCGCTGAACCAGCAAAACGTTTCGGAAATCTACGCGGCGACCGCTGAAGCCGTTCAGAAGTGGGAACCACGCATCCAGGTTGCACAGGTGCTGGTGACCAGCGCGAAGCCTGGCGAGATTTCCATTGCACTGACGGGCACGTACCTGCCGAGCGGGCAGACCGTGACCATTGACGGAATCCAGGTGAGCTGATGGCAGCGACGATTACCACTGTTGACCTGTCGCAGTTGCCCGCGCCGACCGTCGTTCAGCAACTTAACTTCGAAGACATCGTGGCCGCGATGATTGCGGACCTGCAGGCGCGCGCCATAGCCGATGGCAACGAGTACACGGCGCTGCTGGAATCCGACCCAGGATACAAGATCATCGAGGTTTGCGCGTATCGCGAAATGCTGCTGCGCCAGGACATGAACGAAGGCGCGCAAGCTGTCATGCTCGCATACGCGACTGGCAGCGACCTTGACCAGATCGGCGCGAATTACGATTGCTTGCGTCTGACCATCACGCCGGAAGACGACACCACGGTGCCGCCGACTGCGGCCGTGATGGAAACCGATACCGCATATCGCGCACGCATCCAGTTGTCTATGGAGCGCTTCAGCTGCGCAGGCCCGACAGGCGCATACAAATCGCTGACGCTCGCGGCGTCGTCCGATGTGCTGGACGCGAACGTGTACAGCCCGACGCCCGGCACTGTCGCAGTCGTCGTGCTGTCGCGGACAGGCAACGGCACAGCCCCACAGGCAACGCTGGATGCCGTGACGGCAGCGCTGAACGCCGAAAACGTGCGCCCGCTGTGCGACACCGTCGAAGTTGTCGGCGCAACGATCAACAATTACAGCATCAACGCAACGCTGACGTTTTTCCAAAGCGTCGATATTGACACCGTCATGGCGAACGCGCTGGCTGCTGTGCAGGCATACGTGACGGCATGCCACGCAGTCGGCCGAACGGTGGCTATCGCCGGCATCATCGGCGCACTGATGCAGCCTGGCGTTGCCAACGTCACGCTGAACGCTCCGGGTATTACGGCAGACCAAGTCAACGACAGCACGCACGCGTCGTATTGCACCGGCATTACGCTGACCAGCGGGGGCTACGGTGACTGACGCGACAGATACCAGCCTGCTGCCGAACAATTCGACGCCGTTCGAGCGCGAGCTAGAAGGCGCGGTGTCGCGCATTTCCAACGTGCCGATGCCGTTGCGCGACGTGTGGAATCCGGCAACGTGCCCCGCTTACCTGCTGCCATGGCTCGCATGGGCGTTGCGCGTCAACGAGTGGGATAGCAATTGGCCTGAAGCAACGCAGCGCGCTGTTATCGCATCGAGCGCGAGCGTTCACCGTATCAAGGGCACCGTTGCATCGATCAAGTCTGCGCTGGCCGCTGCTGGCTATCCTGGGGCCACGCTGATTGAAGGTGCAGGGGCTTGGTATCTTGACGGGTCGCGCATGCTGAACGGCCAGGATTACTTGGGCGATGCGATGAAGTGGGCCTGGTATCGCGTGAGGCTGGCGCAGCCGATTGCGAACAGCCAGGTCGACCAGGTGAAACGCATACTGGCGGATACTGCGCCGGCCCGTTGTTACCTGGAAGCCCTAGATTTCTCCGAAGCCGCTTTTCTGCTGGACGGCAAGGTGAAATTGGACGGCACTTATAACCTTGGACTTGCACAATAATGGCGAACCTTCCCGAAGTAGACCAGTTCGATACCGGCGTATATCAGCTTGAAACGACCGACCCGGCGTTGGGTGGTGCGAACGGCATCATGAACAATCCGCCGAAAAGTTTGGTCAATCGTACTCGATTCCTGCTGAACCGAATTCTGGATGGCGTGCTGTCGTTTGTGAACGACAGTGGCGCGGCGAACGCCATCGTGGCGGGATACCCGCAGCCCATCGCGGCCTTGGTGGATGGCATGGAAGTGTCCGTGCGTATCGGGTTCGCTAACACGACGGCCACTACGCTGAAACTTGCGAACACGGGAGGCGCTGTGATTCCCGTGCTGCCGATCTATGGCGGCGACCACGTTGCGCTCACTGGCAGCGAATTCCCCGTGGGTTCTGTCGCGACGTTCAAATACAGTTCGGTACTGAACGCGAGCAATGGCGGCGCGTGGGTGGTCAAGTCGGTGACTGGCGGTTTTGCGCGAATTCCGACTGCCCCCAGCGGCGATTCGTCCACGAAGGCCGCGAACATGGCCGCCGTCTTCAACGCAACCGATGGTATGTCGACCGTGAGCGTTTCCGGCGCAACCGACGTGACATTGACGGCGGCGCAATACGGTAGCGCCATCGTGAAGCTGACCGGCACGCCTACCGCACCCATCAATCTTATTTTGCCTGCTGGCATCACAGGACAGTGGATCGTAAACAACCAGCAGGGCGGCGCGAACAACATCACGATTAAACCCAGCGGCGGCACGGGCGTGGTGTTGCCGCAAAATTCTTCGCCAACCATCGTCACTAGCGACGGCAGCGTGGCGCAGTTCGCGAGCGCGCAGGCTGGGCAACTTGCGTTTGCCATCGTGCCGATTCCGAGCTTCGCCGGCACGACGATGACGGTTCCTGGTGGCTATACGCCTGGCGGCATCTTCATCGAGAAGAACGGCAATTTGCTGGAGCCTGCCGACTATTCTGCAACGGCAAGCCCGACCATCACGCTGACGAAAGCGGCAACCACGTCAGACGTTTTCAACGTCTACCGCTTCACGTCGTTCAACGTCGCAAATGCCGTGCTGAAGTCCGGCGACACGATGGCCGGCCCGCTGAACCTGGCGGGCGGCGACACGGCCGTGACGACCGCACAGTTCGACAACAGCACAGCCCCGGCGACGACGGCATTTGTAAAACGCCAAGGCGTTCAGGCATCCGGCATCAGTGTGGTTTCCGCGACTGCCACTTTGAGCAACGCCGTTATTGGCGGCACTGTGATCGGTAATTCCGCGAGCGCTATCGCGCAGACACTTCCGGCTGCAAGCAGCGTTCCGGCTGGTGCGCGAATTGAATTCCTGAACATCAATACCGGCACCTTGACTGTGCAGCGCGCGGGTTCGGATACGCTGAACCCCAACAATAGCACCGTCACCAGCCTGGCGCTGGGCAATGGCGACACGCTGACGCTGGAAAGCAATGGAACCAACGCATGGTATGCGGTGAGCGGGTCTGTTGCGCTGGGGTACTCTGCGGCCTTCCTCGCGACGCTGACGGCAAACGGTTACCTTAAACTGCCGAGTGGCAGGATTTTGCAACATGGCACGACATCCTGCGCAGCGTCCGCAGATACGAATGTCACGCTACCGATTACGTTTCCGAATGCGTTTGACGATGTTTTGACGTCCGCCGACTACACGCCAAACAGCGGCGCTATCTACAAAACTGCAAGCGGGGTCATCAGCACCTCGCAATTTGCGGTTCGTCATGACTCTGCAAGCGCCATCAATGTGCATTGGTTTGCGATTGGACGATGACCCATGAAAATCTACTATTCGAAATCCACATCTGGTTTTTATAACGATGACATCCACGGGCCGCGAACCCTCTTGGCAGTTGACGAGGGAATGACTGATGTTCCGAATCCTGACTGCAAAATTCCTACCGATGCAGTGGAAATTACGGAAGAAGAACACCAATCGCTTTTGGCTGCGCAGTCGTCCGGAAAAATCATCATGCCCGACGCCAATGGCAATCCCGTTGCCGTTGATTCGCCGCCGCCGTCCCCGTATGAGGTCGCGACAGCGAAGCGTCTGCAGCGCGACGCTGCGCTGTCCAAAACAGATTGGGCGGTGATTCGACATCGTGACGAGTCCGAGGCCGGCGCAAGTTCGACGCTTTCGGACGATCAATACAAGTCTTTGCTGTCGTATCGGCAAGCGCTGCGAGACTTGACGAAGGTTAGCGGGTTTCCTGATGTGAGTCTTCCGGACGCGCCGAGCTTCATCTAATCGAAGCCCCGCCGCACATCCTGCGGCGGTTATCCACTTTTCCGACAATACGAGCATATGAGCCTAGCTGATGATTGCATTTCTGCAGCACCTGGGAGCATTACCGACTTCGCCGGCATAAGCCTGCCAGCTGGCTACCTGTGGGCAGCTGGGCAGGCCGTCAGCCGCACTGCTTACGCGCGCCTTTTCGCTGCGCTGTCGGTGAGCTTCACAGGCAACGTGACAAGTGGCAGCGTGGCAATCAGTGCAGTCAGCCAGGACCTGACGGCGCTTGGCCCTTCGCTGGTAGGCAGTCCGATTTCCGGCCCCGGCATCCCGGCTGGTGCGACCATTTCGGCTGTCACGTCCGCCACCATTACGCTTTCCGCAAACGCAAACGCCAGCGGCACAGCCGTTGCGCTGGTGGCTGCGCCGCACGGTATAGGCGACGGGAGCACAACGTTTAACGTGCCGGATGCACGCGGGCGCGTGAGCGTCGGGCGCGATGACATGAA